TGCAACTAAGATTACAGTAGCTCAACTTAATGCTTATAGAGGTGCAGAAGATATGGATCAGAATAATAATGGAATTCCAGATCCAATGGAGATAGCAGCCCAAGCATTAGCAGAAAGAAAACAAGCATCTGAAGAAGCTTCTAAACAATTCGAATTCAATGCTAAACTAAGAGAGTAGTAGATGAAGAAAGATATAGAAGAAAAGAAAGTAGCTTTAGAGAAACAGAAATTGCAATCTCAAAAGGAATTACAAAAGATGAAAGATGATGCAGCTTTAGAAAGAGAAAAACTGAAAGCTAAAACAGCATTGAAGAATAAAGTAGTAGGAGAGAAGTAA